TAATGGTGAAGGTAATAAGGTTGTTTGTCATACAGCTGAATGGTTAATGGTTCAAGTTAATCGAGATGGTTATAAATATACCCAATGTTTTGAATCAGATGAAGAAGGAGCACATCCAACTACAGATGTATATCAAACAGAATGGCCATATCGTGAAACAGGTACAGAAATCATGTATAAACCTGATAAAAGGGTTTATGGTGATGTATTCATTGACACAAATGCATTAAGAAAAATGCTTACAGAAATGTCTTATTTTACAAAAGGTTTACATATATATCTTATTATAGATGGAAAACAAGAAGAATTTTATAGTGAACATGGTCTTATTGACGGCTTAAAATCTTCAAAAGGAATAGGAAAACCATTTTCATATTTTTATGAAACAGATGATTGTAAAGTTGAATTAGCATTACAATGGGTTGCCGAAAAAGGTAATATTAAAGGATATGCTAATGGACTTTATATGCCTGACGGTGGTGCATTTATAACTGGATTTAAAATTAGTTTAACAAAAACTTTTAATTCATTAGCAAAAACAAATTTTGATGGTGATAAAATTAGAAGTGTACTTGATGGATTTGTATCTGTAAAAGTAAAAGTTGGACAATTTAGTAATCAAGCTAAAACTGCACTTGCAAATCCAGAAGCAAGAACAGCTACTAGTGCCGCAATAACAAATGCATTAAAAGATTTTGTAACTAGAAATAAATCTGATTTTGATAAAGTTGTTGAATTATTAAATAAAATTACTCGTGCGGAAGCAGCTGCTGATAAAGCAAGATTAAAAGTTTTACAAGCTGCAAATGAAGTAGAAAAAAATCAAAAAAGAAAAGTGTTTGCATCAGATAAACTTAAAGATGCCGAATTTCTTGGTAAAGATTCCATTTTACTTATAGTAGAAGGTAATAGTGCCGCATCAAGTATAGTTAAGGCTAGAGATTATACAAAATATGGTGTTTTAGCTATTCGTGGTAAAATTATTAATCCATTAAGTAACAATGAAGAAGATATTTTTGAAAATGAAGAAATTAAATTATTACTTAGTGCAATGAATATAGTGCCTGGTAAATATGATAATAGAAAGTTAAGATATGGAAAAATTGGTATATGCGTTGATGCCGATTCGGATAAATAATACTGTCCGTAGATGCTTTTCGTTTAACTAAACGGGTTTACTTTAAAGTAAGCTAACGGTCAACTAAATCGTAAGATTAAAGTGGTAAGAGAAGCTAAATCCTAATAGGATATGCTGATACCGTGGGAAATTATTAATCCATTTCTATCATGGAGGAATATGATAGGAATATATAAAATAACTAAAATTGAAAATGGAAAATCTTATATTGGTCAAAGTAATGATATAGAAAGAAGATTTTCTGAACATAAAACTAAAACTAATATTCCAATAGAAATTGCAATTCAAAAATATGGAGAAAAAGCTTTTACTTTTGAAATATTAGAAGAATGTTCTCTTGAAGAACTTAATGAAAAAGAAAAATATTGGATAAAATATTATAATACCTACAAAGGTTTTGGTTATAATTGTAATGAAGGTGGCGGTTCTTCAGCTTGTGAAAATAATCCAAGAACTAAATTAACAAATGAAGATGTAAAATATATTAGAACTTGTTATAATAATCATGAACGTCGTAAAAAAGTTTATGAACAATTTAAAAATAAAATAAGTTTTGATTCTTTTGCTTCTATTTGGGATGGAACCACATGGACTTCTATTATGCCAGAGGTTTATACAGAAGAAAATAAAAAATATTATATGTATCATGCAACTGATGGAGCCGATTCAGAATTTGCAGCATTAACTTCTGAAGAAGTGATTAATTGTAGAGAAAGATATGTTAATGAAACTGCAAAACAAATATATTCTTCTTTTCAAGATAGAATTTCTTATGATGGTTTTCAAAAAATGTTGTGGGGTTTTACATATAAAAATTTACCAATATATAAGAAAAAAGAAAAGAAATGGATTAATAAAAACCTGTAACGACTATCTCCCGGAAGGAGAGTACATCTATTATTAGTACATAGATGGAAAGAGCATCCTCATTAAATAATGAGTAAAATATAGTCTGTGCTAATAGAAATATTAGAATAAATGGGTTATCACATCGCTTTATTAATTATGGCTGTTCTTCAATATTTAGCTCCGCAATTTATTCAAGAAAATAGATTATGTTGGCTACGTTCTCCATTATATATTGTAAAAAATGGAAAACAAGAACAATACTTTTTTACTGATGAAGATTTTGATAAAGTTCGAAAAACTATAAAAGGTGAAATTAATCGTGCAAAAGGTTTAGGTGCACTTTCAGTAGATCAAGCTCATAATTCCATGTTTACTGAAAAATATCAACGTTTAGATATTTTACAACCAACGGAAAATGCGATACAATTATTATATAATCTTATGGGGGATGATTCTTCTTTAAGAAAAGAATTTATCTTCAATAATGTAGATTTTTCACAACTGAGGGAATAAATTATGGAAAATATGGAACAAATTATTAAAGATTGTATGATACAATATAGTGGAGCGGTATTACAATCTCGTGCATTAGTTGATGTTAGAGATTGTCTTAAGCCCTCCGCTCGACAAATTTTTTATTGTATGTATACAGATAAATTTACCTCAAATAAACCATTTAAGAAAACCCTCAAAGCTATTGGTAGTGCGGCACGTATGTTTATTCATGGTGATTCTTCATGTGAAGGAATTATTATGCGTGCCGGACAACCTTTTGCTATGCGTTATCCATTAGTTGAAGTTGAAGGTAGCGAAGGAAATCTTACTGCAAGTGGTAATTGGAGTGCTCCACGTTATACTGCATCAAGATTAAGTGGTATATGTGATTCACTTTTTCAAGATATTGATAAAAATACAATATCTGAATGGCGCGATAATTATGATGATACAGAACAATATCCAGCAGTTTTACCTTCAAAATCATTTTATAATATAGTTAATGGTACATTTGGCATTGGTACAGGATTAGCAGCTTCAATTCCACAATTTAATCTTGTTGAACTTAATAATGTATTAATTAAACTTTTAAACAATCCAAATATCCCAGATGATGAATTAATAATTATGCCAGATTTTGCAACTGGCGCTTTACTTCTTAATGGAAATGAAGTAAAAGAATCATTGAAATGCGGTTCAGGGCCTTCTTGTAAATTAAGAAGTGTTATTAATTGGGATGAATCTGAAAAATGTTTAATTGTTACAGAAATTCCTTATGGAGTATATACCAACACTATTTGCGGAGAGCTTGAAAAAATAATTGAAAGCGAAGATAATCCTGGTATTGAACGTTTTAATGATCTCACTGGTACTGAACCCCTGATTAAAATTTATCTTAATAAAAAAGCTAATTATAAAGAAATTCTTTCATTTTTATATAAAAATACTTCTTTACAATATTATTATGGTATTAATATGACAATGCTTGATAATGGAAGATTCCCTAAAGTATTTACATGGAAAGAAGCTCTTCAAGCACATATTAATCATGAAAAAGAAGTATATAGAAGAGGATTTGAATTTGATTTAGCTAAAATTGAACATAGAATCCATATTATTGATGGACTACTTATTTGTTTAGCTTCTATTGATGAAGTAGTAAAAACAATTAAAGAAGCATCTTCATCAAGCGCTGCAAATCTTGCTCTTCAATCTAAATTTCTTCTTGATGATGAGCAAGCTAAAGCAGTATTAGCTCTTAAATTAGCTTCACTTGCTAAACTTGAAGTCAAAAAATTACAGGATGAAAAAATAAAATTGACTGAAGAAGCAAATAGAATTAAAATTATATTAGAAAATGAAAAAGAATTTAATCAACAACTTATAAATGGTTGGAATGAAATTAGTAAAAAATTTGGTGATACTCGTAGAACAATAGTATATAACAATTATCAAGATGAGCAACCACCAAAATTAATTAAAAATATTGATGTATATATAAATCTTCATGATAAATATATAGTCAAAGATAAGGGCAAACAAAAAATTAAGGTTTATAAAAAGGATAGAATAGTATATACAATGAGTGGAACAACTGAAGATAAATTTTATTTGTTTACTAATGTAGGTAAATGCTATAAAGTAGCATTAGAAAATTTCACAGAAGAATCTGAAGGAGATATTGCCCAAAAACTTGGATATGCAGAAGGTGAACATACCATAGGTAGTTATAATCCTTTTGCTCAAGACAAAATTATTTTCTTCATTACTAAATATGGTCTTATTAAAAAGATGGAAGTTAGTGAATTTCTTTCTATGAAAAAGACTTGTTCTGTTATTGCTTTAAATGAGCATGATGAAGTTGTTACAGTATTATTTGGTAATGGTAATGAAGAAATTATTCTGGCTTCTAAACAAGGTCAAGCGGTTCATTTTAGTGGTGCCGATATTGCAATTTATAAAAGAGGAAGTAAGGGTGTCCAAGGTATGAAACTTGAGCCACTTATTGGAGAAATTGCTGATGCGGCATTTGTAACGGAAAAAACAGCATATATTGTAACTGATACAAGTAATGCTATGATTAAGAAAACTCCAATTTCAGAATTTCCAATTCAAAGTAGAGCAACAAAAGGACGTATTGCTCATAAACTTAATGATGATGAAGTTCTTGTTGAAATTTACGGTCTTGAAGAAGATGAAACAATGTATTATTCTGAAAATTTTGGAGATATTGAAGTAGAAAATATTCCTGAATTGGGAAGAGATAAAAAAGGAGCTAAAATATTTTAGTTCTTATTTTTTTGACACAAAATCAAAGTAAATATATAATTAATATATAATTAAAAATAAAGAAAAGGAAAATAAATAAAAACATGGCTATTAGTGAAAATACTCAAAAAGTTTTGGATTATCTGAAGAATCATCAGGGTGAAATGATTACTCATGAAACTCTTGCTGAAGAACTTGGTTGCACAGTTAAACAGGTTATTCCTATGGTTACTTACTGGGCTACTGCCCGTGGTGGTAATAAAGTTGTTCGTTCTGAACCCGTTGAAGTTACTGTGACTGATGATGAAGGTAAACCAGCTACTAAGAAAGTTCGCTATATTTCTTACGTTGGTGAATAATTAATTTGTAATGTTATATACCCCTATGTAGAAGTATGTAGGGGTATTTTTATCTGTAAATTATAATTGCAATTAGAATATACAAAAAATAGAAAAGAATAATAAAATGGATTACAAAGATAATAATAAAGTTAATATTGTTGGTTTATTGAGTGAAAATAATGTAGAACAGCGTTCAAAAGATGGAAGAAATTATGTTACAGGTAATTTTAAAATTAGAATCACTCCAGAAAATGAAGTAACTGTAAATGTTTTTTCTTTTGAAGATACTAAAAAAGGAACAAAAAATCCAGCATATACTCAAATTATGAGTGTCTGTGAAAAAGGTGTAAGTCTTGCAGCTTGTGGTGGTGATGTTACAAAAGCTACAAAACTTCGTGCTGGTAGTTGTAGACTTGAAGAAAATATGTTTGCTTCTCGTTTTAATGGAAATGTTGTAAGTTCAGTAAGAGTTACAGGTTCTTTCTTTACTCTTGGCGCAAATGAAGATCCGAAAGCTAATTTTAGTTGCGGAATTGCAATTAAATCCATTAAAGATGAAGTGAATAGTGACGGTGATGAAACTGGTCGTCTTATTGTTGAAGGTGTTATTCAGCAGTTTAATAGATGGGATATTATTAATTTTATTGCAGAAAGTCAACAGGCTGTAGATTATATTAGGAATAATTGGGAACCTGGTGATACAGTTTCAATTAGTGGTAAAATTGTTGGAAAAACAATTACTCAGACAGTTAATAAAGAAAATGAAGGTGGTTTTGGTGAACCTGAAGAAGAAACCAGAACTTATCATAGAGTAGAATATATTATTACAAGTGGCGGAGAACCAAAAGAAGAAGAATTTGCTTATGAAAAAGCAAAGGTTAAAGAAGGTTTAGCTGATCGTGAACGTAGAAAGGCTGAACTTGTTGAAGGAGCAAAGAAACCAGCGGCTAAAGCAACCGTTGATGATGATTTTGGTTTTTGAGAGAAAGCTATATTATTAGATGAATGGTTAAAGGAATAATAATATGGCAGACATTGATATTCTAAATATTCAACCTAACAAAGTAAATGCCACCTTAAGTGGTAAATATATTTTGTTATATGGTGCACCAAAAATTGGTAAAACTACTTTTTGTGCAACTCAATTACCTAAACCTCTTATTGTAGCTACTGAAAAAGGTTATGCAGCAATTCCAGGTGCTATGGCAGTTGATGTAACTAAATGGACTCAGTTTAAACAAATTGTCAAACAGTTGGAAAATCCAGCTGCAAGAGAAAAATATGAAACTGTAGTTATTGATACAGCAGTAATTTTAAACTCTCTTTGTGAAGAGTATATTTGTCAGCAAAATGGGGTTAGTTCATTAAGTGAAATTCCTTATGGTAAAGGCTATGGATTATATGAAAAAGAATTATCAAATATTTTCCGTAAAATTACTATGATGGGATTAGGATTAGTTTTTATTACTCATCAAGAAATTAAAATCAATAAGAATGACAAAGGTGAAGAATATGAAACTATTCAACCTGTATTAGATAAGCGGGGAATGAAAGTAATTAATGCTCTTGTTGATTTTATTTTGTATATTGGTTCTGAATGGGATGAAACTGGAAATAATAATAGGTATTTCTACACTAGGAATACTCCATTTATCACGGCTGGTTCACGTTTTGGACAAATGAAATCAAGGATTCCATTTACTTATAATGATTTAATTTCTGAAATTCAAAAGGCTATTGAAAGTGGTGTTCAAGGTAATTTGAATTTAATTACTAATGAAGAACCTAAATTTGAAGAAGCACAAAAACGTTCTTTTAGTGAAACAATGGCAGAAGCTGGAGTAATTTGGGGTAAATTCCCTAAAACTCAAGAATGGAATGAAAGAAAAATGAAAGTTGTTGAAGAATATTTTGGACAACCAATTAAACTTTCTACGGCTACTCCGGCACAACAGGACCTTGTTGAAAGTGTAATTGAAGATCTTAAAAATTTGCTTTCAGAAGTAAAATAGTATATAATTAATATATAAAATTAGTAAGCCGATATGTATAATTATGTATCGGCTTATTTTGTATTGGAGGGTGCTGTGCCAAAGTGTCCACATTGTAATAATGAAGTAAAAGAAGAAGATGCAATTTATAATACAAAAACTAAAAGATATTATCATGAATTATGTTATAATATCTTATTAGAAAGAAAACAATTAGTAGATTATATTTGTGAACTTTTTAATTATAAAAAACCTAGTGTAAAAATTTATCAACAAATGTCGAATTATTATGAACGTGGTGTTTCATATTCTGATATGTTATTAGCTTTAAAATATTTTTATGAAATTAAAAAAGGAGATATTAATAAATCACAAGGTGGAATTGGTATTATCCCTTATGTATTAGAAGAAGCTAAAGAATTTATTACATTAGAAAAAATAGAACAAGATAAACTTGTTAAAAAATTTGAAAATAGTACAATAGAACAAAAAGAAACAAAAATAATACACATAACCGAACAACATAATAATAAACAAAGAAAAAATATTGATATTAATATGTTGTGAGAAAGGAGTTAATTATAGCTTCCTTAATTGATAATAATAATACCATGCAAGTTATAGGTTGTTTACTATGTGATCCAATGTTATTAGCCGATCCTAAAGTTTATATTAATGAACAATTAGATTTTACAGAAAAAATGCATAAATTAGTATATGGAGCAATTTATAATTTGTTCAATAATGGAATGTCAAAAATTACTCCAATAGACATAGATAATTATTTATCAACCTATAGCGTTAATTATGAATATTATAAAAATGGAAATGGCTTACAATATCTTAATGATGCAGAAGATTTTGCTCAACCAGAAAACTTTTTTTATTATTATGAAAGATTTAAAAAGTTATCTCTTTTAAGATATTTTAAATCACAAGGTTATAATATTAAAGAAATTTATAATGAAGATATACAATCACCCAAAAAAGAAATTGAAATGGAAGAAAAGTTCAATCAAATGAGCTTAGATGATATTTTTAATTATTTTAAGGTTAAGATTGATAATATAGAAAAAACTTATAGAAATAAACATACAGATAGAAGTGTTGCCGCACATGAAAATATTGAAGAACTTTTAAAAAGTTTTAAAACAAGTCCAGAAGTTGGTTTGCCATTTTATAATGATATTATGAATACAATTGTAAGAGGTCAAAGAAAAGGAAAATTTTATCTATCTTCATCAAGTTCTGGTGTCGGCAAATCAAGAAGTATGTGCGGTGAAATGTGTCATTTAGTATATCCATTTAGATATAATAAAACTGCAAAAAGATGGGTTCAGAATGGATTTGCCAAAAAAGCATTATTTATTCTTACAGAAATGGAACCAGATGAAATACAAACAATGATTCCAGCATATTTAGCAGATGTTAATGAAGAACATATTCTTCAAGCATCTTATGAAGATGATGAAGAAGAAAGAGTTAAATGTGCAATTGAAATAATGAAAGCTTATCCACATTTTTATATTGAACAAATTCCAGATCCTAATGCAGCACAAATACAATCTTTAATAAGATTTTATGTACAAAATTATGATGTAGAATATGTATTTTTTGATTATATTTTTTCTTCACCTGGATTATTATCTGAATATAGAGATTTAAAAATTAGAGAGGATGTAGCTCTTCTTATGTTATCAAATAGTTTAAAGGAAATTGCAACTGAATGTAATGTATATGTAAGAAGTGCAACTCAACTTAATGGTTCTGCATTAGAAAATGACAGCAAAAATCCAAAAGTGCGGAATCAGGCAATGCTTCGCGGTTCTAAAGCTGTATCTGATAAAGTAGATGTTGGATATATTACAATGCCAATTACAGTAGAAGAAGCAACAAAACTTGAACCAGTTTGTCAAAAATTATGTTTGCCACTTCCCACTCATGTAAGTGATATTTATAAAAATAGAAGAGGTAGATATACAGCTGTAAGAGTATGGCATCAATTTGATTTAGGAACTTGTCGTATGCAAGATTTATTTGTAACTGATCAACTTTTTCAACCAATAAATATTCAAATTGTTAAATATTTATTTGGAGAAGAAGAAAAAACTTTTGATACAGAAAATTTATTAAGAGTTATCAATGACAGAAATATCTAATGCACAATATATAAAAGAAATTATAACAGATAATGATATTAAGAATATTATGGCAGAATATGAAGCATATCCTTCATGTGAAACTAAAGAAATAATTATGTTTCCAACTATATGCCATAATCTTCATGCACATGATGCTTCTCATAAGCTTTATTATTATAAAAATAGTAAAATGTTTTATTGTTTTACTCAATGTAGTAAAAGTTATGATATAATTAGTTTATTAATAACAATAGAACATTTAAGAGGAAATAATCAATATTCTTTTTTTGATGCTTTATATTATTTATCAAATAAATTAAATATACAAGAAAATTTTTTTGAACGTTTAAAACAAGATATATATCAATCAAGAAAAGATTATTTTGAAAAGAAAAATCATAAAATTCCTTATTGTATATATGAAAAAAATATAATGAATTTCTTTAACTATTATCTTCCATATGAATGGGCAAAAGATGGCCTTACATTAGAAGAATTAAAAAAATACAATGTAAGATATTATCCAACTGAAAATCAAATGATAATACCTCATTATGATATTAATATGAATTTAGTTGGAATAAGAATTAGAGCTTTTAATGAAGAAGATATGATTAAAGGAAAATATAGACCTTTAAAATTAGAAAATACAATATATTCTCATCCACTTTCTCAATTCTGTTATGGATTATGGAACACAAATTTTGGAATACAGCAAACACATAAAGCTGTAATAGTAGAAGGTGAAAAAAGTGTAATGTTAGGTGAACAATTAGAATATAATAATTTAGTAGCTTGTTGCGGCAGTAATATATCTAAAGTACAAATTCAACAACTTATTAATTGCGGTGCTAAAGAAATTATTATAGCTTTTGATAAAGAATATATTGATAATAAAGATAAAAAATGTGAACAATATTATAATAAATTATATGAAATATCTAATAAATACAAACTTTATTGTAATATGAGTTTTATATTTGATTTTGAAAATATTTTAAAAAATAAACAATCTCCTATAGATGATGGAATTGAAAAATTTAATTATCTATTATCAAAAAGGATTAGAATTATATGAAAAATGAAAAACAACAAGAACTTAAAAATATAGTAATAGCAATTCCACATACAGGGACTTTGCCTACTGATGTAGCAATGAGTTTATTACATATGCAAACTGGACCTTATAGAATACAATTTGCACCCTTAAAATCTAGTATATTGTTTATATCTAGAGAATATTTAGTTCAATCAGCTTTAAATGCTGAAGCAGATTATATTCTTTTTCTTGATTCTGACCAAATAATTCCAGAAGATTTAATAATTAGAATGGGAGCTTGGATGGATAGAGGCGCCGATATTCTTACTACTCTTATTTTTAGAAAAGACCCTCCATATCAACCCTGTGTTTTTGCTAGTTCTGTAGAACTTGAAAGTGGACAAATAAGTTTACAATATTGTGATATTGCAAATCAAGATTTAACTAAACCTTTTTATGTGGCGAATTGTGGATTAGGATGTGCCATGATTCGTAAAGAAGTTTTTCAAAAGATGCCACAACCTTGGTTTTTACCAGTGCCATATACGGGTGAAGATATAGCTTTTCTTCATAAAGCTACTCAAAAATATGGATTTAAAATTATTTGTGATCCAACTATTGAAATTGGACATATTGGAACTAAAAATTTTACAAGAGAAGATTATTTGAAATATATCAAAGATGAAAATATTCTTCTTAATGGAGCTATAACTCCGGAGGTATATTTATAATGAAAAAAATCCTGATTACAGCACCTGTACATCAGGATGCTAGAGTTTTTAGAGAATATTTATGGAGTTTAAATAGATTAGAAATTCCTGAAGGATATGAACTTCATAAACATTTTTATCTTCATAATGCTGATAATTTAAAAAAATTTTTAAAACCTAATGAATATGAAGTATTTAAAGATGATACTGAAATTCAACAAAGTAATATTACTCATATTTGGACTCAACAAAATTTTGGTGCTGTAGCTCAAATGAGAACAAAAGCATTAGAGTATGCAAGAAATAATAATTTTGATTATATTTTTTCTATAGATAGTGATGTTATTTTACATAAAAAAAGCTTAATTGATCTTTTAAATGAAGAAAAAGATGCAATTGCTAAAATTTACTGGACTGCTTGGTCTGCCGAACAACCTTGGAATTTAGCTCCTAATTGTTATGATGGTAGAAATAAAAAAGGTCAAATTTTTTATTATGAAGATATACAAAAATATAAGATTATTGGGACTTATCCAGTTGGTGTTACTGGAGCTTCTATTTTAATTTCTTCAAGGATTTTTAATGAACCATTAATTACTTATTATCCTATTCAAATGTTATCTAACTCATATTGGGAAGATTATGCTTTTTGTACAAGATGTAGATGTGTTATTCCTGATATTCAATTCTATATTAATACTATTCATCCAGCAAAACATTTATATAGAGAAGAAGATATAAATAACTGGTTTAAAGGAGAAAAGGAAAAATGGAAAAAAGAATTTTAATAGCTGCACCAGTAAGACAAAAACCAGAAATTTTTAAAGAGTATTTAAATTCTTTAAATCATTTAATTATTCCAGAAGGATATATAGTTAATAAATTTTTTTATCTTCATAATTGTTCAGAACTTAAAGAATTTTTACAACCTAATGAATATATATTAGTTGAAGATGATAGTGAACTTCTTAAGAAAACAAACAGACAAAAAATTTGGACTCAAAAAAATTTTCAAGCTTTATATCAAATGAGAACAGCTTTATTAAGAAAAACTGCTCAAGAAAAATATGATTATTTATTTACAGTAGATAGTGATATTCTTTTACATCCACAAACTTTAACTCTACTTTTACAAGATAATAAAGAAGTTGTAGGAAATATGTTATGGACTAAAATGAATAATGAAATAACTGCAATTTGTGGTAAAGATGAAGAATGGGGTGCTTATTCTAATAAAGATTTAGAAATATTAAAAAAACCTGGATTATATCCAATAGGTTGGACTTGTGCTTGTTTATTAATTTCTTCAGAAGTATGCAATAATGAAAAAATTTCATATTGGCCAATTTTTGGTGTTGATAATACTGGATGTGAAGATTATGCTTTTTGTTTAAGATTTAAATGTAATTTTCCAGATGAACAAGTATGGATTGATACTAGATTACCAGCACGGCATCTCTATCATGAAAAAGATTATTTAAGATGGATAAAGGAAAAAAATCAATATGAGTAATCTTATAGTAGCTAGTAATTGTTATAATGAAGAACATAGATTTCTAGAAAAATATTTAGATAGTGTATCTCAACTTACTGATAAAATTGTGTTAATAGATGATGGTTCCACGGATAATTCTTTATTAATATGTAAAAAATATACTAAATATGTATATCAAACTAATCATATATATAATGAAAATGAGGCAAAATTAAGAAGTATATTATGGGATAAAACTGTTGAAATAGCTGAAGATGGAGATTATATACTTAATGGTGATTGTGATGAAATTTTTACACCAAATTCTATAAAACATTTTCATGAACAATTAAAAAAATGTGATGAAATAGGTGGAGATGCAATTGGATGGACAAAATATGATATGTGGAATGAAACACAATATCGAGATAATCCTATTGGTATGTCAGATAGAAGATTATGGATATGGTGTATAAAATATAATAAATTTAAATATTACTATTGGAATAATTTGAAACTTCATGGTGGTTCAGTACCAATAAATGGATATTTTTGTGCTTTACCAACTAAACTTCAAGTCCAACATTGGGCATATTCAAGTTTAGAATTACGAAAACAAAAAGTAGAATTTTATAAACAATATGATCCACAAGCAATTTATGGAGATAAAAATCAATATGATAATATTCTTGAAGAAAATCCTTATTTAGTAGATTTTAAAGATAATTTTGAGGATACAAAATGAATAGTATTTTAAAATATAATTTAAATAAACAAAATTTTATACAAGATCTTCTAAAACAAAAACAAATTCAAGATATTGATTTATTTCTTAATCCATATAATATATG